AGACTATTACAGAAAACTTAGATAATGCTACTGAGCCTACTATTTCTAGTATTTGATTGTTTGCTAACAAATGTCCTATAGATGTTGTAGCTGTAGTACCGTCTAAAGTATAACGAAGTGTTACACCTGTTTCTACAGTTATATGAGCTGCTACAGCTCCTTCAGGTATATTAGGTAAGCTAACTGCTGTACTTGATACTGTTAAAGATTTGTATAATGTTGGTACTAGTTGTTTTCCTAGTAGAGTGATTAGTGAAACTAATCCTTGTGAGTTTCCTCCTAGCTGCAATTGCATTCTCCTGTTAGTTTTTTAGCGTTGTTAATAATTGCACAGACTTGTTCTTCAGAAATACAGTTCCAAATATCTAATATAGATTCATACGTATCTTCCATAGAGGTAGTTACAGTAATCTCCTCTGATTCTACAACAGTAGTTGTAGTACCAAAAGTAAGAGAAGTATCGTAGCTATAAATATACAATGCTCCTTGATGTGTGAATCCTTCAAATTCATAGGTGGTATTTGCTAATATTTCTTGTAAAAAGTAATTGGTTATTTCAAATCCTGTTCCTGTACCACTGTATGAAAATGTTTCAGTACCTATAGTTAAGTCTACAGTTATAGCTGTATCGTCTGTTTTGGTAAAGATAAAATTATAAGCATAAGTTACAGTATCATCAAATGTTTTGTAACAATACAGTAAAGGCAGGTAACTACCTATAATACGAATATATAAAGATCTTGTATCACAAGGTCTTCCTATTGCTAATGCTTGAGCCTGTTCATAAGCTAAATCAGCAAACTTACACTGTATGTCATTGATATGTATGTTCCTGCAAGCTGTAGTCATTATACGTATTTTACTTCATCAATATAAACAGTTGCATGCCAGTAGATAGTTTTAGAGGCTTCTCCTGTTACTTGTACTAGTAAAGCATCATTTGCATTATCAGGAGTTAAATCTAAAGCCCAAGTAGAAGCTGCTGCATCTTGTGCAGAAGAAGCAGGGGTAGCACTTATTACACCTGTATTATCCATATATAGTGGAGAGTCTACTAAAGCTGTAGTACCGCCAATGTTTTTTATAGTTACCCAAGCATTGAAAGTAGCTACTGTACCTGCACTACCTGAACCACCGCCTTGTTGTATACCTGTTACTTTTACATAGCAATTAGCTACAGAGTCAGCTGCAATAGTAATAAGACCTGCTAACCCATCTAAAAGTAAGGTAGTTTTAGTAGCATCAGTAGTTATTACAAGACATTCTACTATAGAATGTTGAGCTATTGTTGCTCCACCATAATTAGATGAGCTATGTGAGCTAGAGCCTGCTCTAAAAGCATTTGCTGCTATACCTGTTGCTAAACTGTAATCTCCTGAAGCTGTATTATCAGCTCCTATAGCAGAGGCAGCCAGACCTGATGCTGTATTTACATAACCTAAAGAAGTACCATATTGTCCTGATACTGTATGGTTATAACCTATTGCAGTTGCGTAGTTTGCAGAAGTTGTAGTATTATCTCCTATTACTGTACTATAATTTCCTGTTACAGAATTGGTATCTCCTTGTACAATGTTATAATCCCCTACAATAGTGTTAGTGTTGCCTGATGTTGTATTATAATCACCAGTAACTGCATTTCCACTACCTAAGTCAGTATTATAACTTCCTGTAGCAGTAGAGCTAGAACCTAATTTCTTTACAGATTTTGTGCCTGTAGATTCCCATAATCCTGGTTGGCTACTTATAAATTGGCTATCCCAAGTAGCACCATTCCATTTAGCTACTACTATGAAGTTACCTGCTAGTGCATCACCTGCATCTATGGTAAGTCCAAATATAGATAAGGTATTACTGTTAGTATCTGTAGCAGAGTTCCATACAATCCAAAATTCTTGCCCTGAAGTAGTTGCTGTGCCTGTAATAGTTAAATTACCTACAAGAGTTACAGAACCTGTAAATTGCTGCCATTTTTTGTTTATGTTAGCATCAAAAGTAACTGTACCACTAGTAGGAGTAGCTTGAGTTTCTATACCTTCATATATAGAAGGTAGGTTAGTATTATCTACTACAAGTGTTACTACCCAAGCAGAAGCTATAGTATCATATATAATGTTTATTATTAGATCACTATTAGCTTCTTGTTGAGTTAAAGTTCTTCCAAAAATAGTAAAATCAAATCCACCTAAATCTGTAGCACCTGTTTTTATCAAGCTAAAGCTTAAATTAGAAGTAGCAGAAGCTGAAGGAGCTATTGTATAGTTTGCTAATAGAGTACCTGTACCATAGAATATGTATGAATTATAAAGTTCATCTATATCTAATGTTACTGTAGCACCATTTAAGTCAATTTGAGTATATAGTGGGTTTAAATCTAGTGCCATTATAATTTTTTATTTGAAGTTATTGACTGCCAAACTAAAGTGTTATTTACGTCTGAATTTACTTGAAAATCAAAAGTAAGTGGATAGCTGCCTTGGTTATCTAGGTCAGTAATAGATACTACGCTTGTTTGTGAGTAATCATATACTGTTGTTTGCCCTTTACCTGATGTAACGTATTGTTTAGCTATAATAGTAAAACCTGTACTTGACACTCTGTTTAATGTAATATCAAATGTAATTCTACAGAATGGAGAGTAGTTAATGTTGGTAGTTGAAAATATAACATTACCATCTATTCTAAATCTAAAGGCAGTAGTAGGATTTATTGTTATTGGAGTAGTTATAAAAGCTTTTATATTAACTTCATCTTGGTTTGTTGATAGTGCAAACTTATCATAAGTCAATGATTGGTCTACACCATTAAACAATGTCCAAGAGCCTGTTGTAGCTGTTTCTCCAAAATAATCATATAGTATGGTACCACTTTGTGGCTGTGCTACACCTGCTGGAGATACTTGTTGCCCACTAGCAACTACTGTTCCTGGAGCTGTATTACCTACTGTACCTACGTTAGTACATACAATAGATGTAGTAGTTGAACTAACTACAGTATAGTAACCTGCATTTTCAATATATATTGATTGCCCTGGTACTGCCCAAGAGCCTGTAGAAGGATTAGTATTAGATACAGCTAAAGTTACGTTAGCACCTATTGCAGGTACAGTAAATTGTGCTGTAGTAGTAGTAAAGGCATTTAACCCATCTACGCCAGATGAACCAGCTATAGTAGGTAATGTTATTTGGTCACACGAACAATTACAATTTCCTGTACACATTAGCAGCAAGTTTTATTATAAAAATTACAAATCTTTTTAGCTTGTTCTACTAGTTTTGCAGTTTCAGTAAACTTACCACAAGAAAAAGCAGATTTAGAAGCAGCCAGCAAATATGCATTAGCCATTTCTACATTGTTAATATATGTTAGATCATTCATTCTGTTAGGAATTTCAGCTAACAATTTGTCTACACAACAACGTGTTTGACAAAATAAATACGTTTTATAAGATGAAGTGTATGTATCACTACCATCTACTATAGTATAAGTGAAAGTATAAATACCATCAGGAAGTTTACCTGTAGTATTAAAATCAGTAGCACTGTATGTGCCTAAATCAAATATACTTTGATAGTTGTTTATTGTTGCAGCTGTAACTGAAGCAGTTACATCTAAATCTACAGCAGTAGTTTCACTAGGTAATAGTACACTTACTGTGGCAGAAGTAATAGTTGAGTTGGTAGGATTACTACCCCCATTCCATCCATTTGGATTGAGGGTAGAATCATACAAACCTCTTGAATCAGTCAGAAGTACGTCTGAGCAGTGATTCTTTTCACATATACTCAGGCTTGGAGTATATGCCATTATATATTGCTAGGTACTTGTGAAGGTAAAGCAGTGTTAGCTGTAACATATGCATCAACTACTGAAGCACAACCTGAAGCACCTATAATGTTAGTATCAAAAGTATTTGCTACGTTACCATCTAAAGCACAAGCAATCTCAATGTTAGCTACAAAGTTGTTAGGAGTAAGTTCACCGTTTAAACCACGACCTACACGAGTGCCAATGTTTAAGGTAGAGTAATCCTGACCTACTACTGTAGTAGTAAGAGGCTTGTCGTATGGGTATATTGCATAACCATAGAAATCACCTGCATTACGAGAGCTATCAGCTTGTTGAGTAGTAATAAGAGCATAAGTACCATGACCATAGGTTGCAATAGCTGTAGTACTTATAGTAGTTGAACTAGCTGCACCTTGTGAGTTAGAGATACCTACGTAGAATTGAACTTTATCTACTGGACGTGAGTCAAGTACAAATGGTTGTTCAATGCCTGTAAACCTGATGCCCATGTTACCTGCTGCAAGAGTTGCAGCTGCAATTCTGTAAGCTGCTACACCTGTAGCATCAGCTGCTTGGTAAGGTTGGTCTAATACTAGGTTAGCGCCAGTACCTGTTTCAGAAGCTATTTTGTATATAGGATCAGTATCTGCTGAGCCAAAACGAATATAGTCTCCTGCTACTAATAAAGAAGTACCAGTCAATGTTACAGTTTTAGAACCTTGTGATACAGTTGCTGTACGAGTTGTATCTACACCTGCTGCGTCTGATACACGTTCTGCAAGAATTACAGGAAGGTTAAAGTTAGCTAGTTGCCTAACAAGGTTGTTATACAAACCATTAGCCACTTTAGCTTGAGTTGCTGTAGCATCTGATTGATACCATACTGATACAGGAACATAAGAACCTTGTTGACCAGGAACTGTTAGTTCATTGAAAGTCAAAGTTAATGCATAAGCATTGTTATTTAGAACTTCAATAGAACCTGTGTTAGCTACTGCATCATAACCTAAGTAAGTTACTTGTTGTTGAGCATCTTCAAAAGCTTGGCCTTTGTACTGATAAACTTCAGAAGCAGCAAATGTAGCTGTTTCAAATAGAGGTTTAGAAGCTCCACGACCTTGTACAATTTTAATACGATCTGCTGTAAGTACTGTAGTGGTGTCTAAGATTACATTACCTGCATCTGTTACTACTACTTCGCCATCAGCTACTGATGTTGGAGAGGCTAGAGCACCTACCGTTGCTGAACGAGCAATGTCTTTTGCTACGATAAGACGGAATTGGTCTTTAATTACACTTTGTGATTTCATTTTTTATATTTTTATATTTTTAGTTATAGATCAATAATTTGAAAATCTACTTTAATTTTCAATAGTGTGTTTGCAGCAGCTGTAATAGCTCCTGAAGCTTTTATACTAATGCCATCACCACTAGCAGGTGAAGCATTTGCAGTACCTACAGCAGATTGAATACGATTATTATCAGTATCTAATGCTCCTGTTGCACTATTAATAGCGGCAAGAGTGCTTATTGCAGTACTTGCTGTAGCACTATATACAAAATTAAAAGTCCTTGAAGTACCTGCCGTTTGTCCCCCCGCTGTTTTCCAAGCTTGAGCGCCTAGTAATACCAAGGCTTTACCTGCTGCGCATGGTTCTAAAATTTCAACTGCTGTTGAATCTAAAGCATCAATTTGAGCTTTAGTTAATGTAATTGTTCTTGAAATTGTTCTCATTTTTATGTTATTTTTTAATTGTTATAGAATTGTATAATGAATTTTAATTGCTGCATTAAGAGCTGCTGAAGCATCTACGTTCTTTACTGTAACAGTAATTTTGTTTGTATCTGCTTTAGCTGAAGCTACTGCAAAACCTGTAGAAGCATTTTGGTCTACAGTAAGTAAAGGTACGTTAGTAGCTGCTAACCCTGTTAGAGTTACATCAAAAGAGAAAGAAGCATTAGCTGCATCAGTAAGAGCAAATGTAGTTATTGTACCTGTACGTGTAGTAATAGGCACTGCTGTAGTTTTGCTAGTTCCTTGTGTGTAAGCTGCTTTAGTTGGAGATACATAACCATCTTTAAGTAGAACTGAATCTACAGTTACTCCTGAACCTGCTGTGTATTCTGATACTATATCAGCTTTTACAGTTCCTGTGGTAGTTGATATATCATTTACTGCTGTAGCTAGATTACCTAAATCTGTTACTACATCATTGTAGACATTTGCACGCACAATGCCAGATTCTGTTTGACCTAGTGGTTGTGGGTTATTTGCCCTTGTAATTTCTGTGGCTGTAATTGTTACGCTCATTTCTTTGTTTTGTTTTAGCCTTTATACTTAAATTTATTCAACTTGTTGCATATTTGGAATAATTTGTGTGTTTGGTTGATTCAAGGCTTCTTTTGCCATATCAACCGCAATGTTAATTATTGCCAAGTGAGTAGAAGCATCTAACTCACAATTTCTTTGGTTTGCAGGTGTAGTAATATCTACAACTATCTGTTTAGGTATCTTGAGAAACCTAAGTTTGTAATCAGTAATAGAGAAAGAACCATCTGTAATTAGTTCATGCCTTTTTGGAGTTTGTCCTACAAGAAATGAATAGCCTAAATCAGTTAAAGGATTATAGGTAGGGTTGGTAGTTGTAGAAGCTCCGTATGCTGAAGCATTTCTTTGGTATGCTACTCTCCAAGCTGTACCCTCATTACCATTCCAATAAGGCTTTTTAAAAGGATTTACAGAGTTCCTTTTTATCTCATCATGTTTTACTACATCTACAGTTAATATTCCATAATCATCAGTAGTGCAATCTATTTTGTCTATAGTTACATCTTCATATATGGCATACATAAAATTCTGAGGTAAATCCCAGAATGTTCCTTGCAGATTGTAGTTAGAAAATACTCCCTGTTGATCTAATGATACTGATGTTGGGTTAGTAGAATTAAAGGGGTCATCAGAATCTGTTACAAGGCCTGATAACCCCTGCATTCTTACCTCTGTTTCCTCTAAGCCCTCTTTTTTTGTGTTGAGCGTACTTATGCGAGTTTGAACAAAGTGCAACTGAGCGTTGGTGAAGAGTATTGATAACTGTGCATCCTCTATATCAGGTGCTCCATTTGATGTTATCTTTTCGTATGCAACTACAAAAATATCTCTCCACTCGTTTGCTGTCATGCTCTACTTATCTTGTATTTCTTTTTCAATTCTATTTAGGAAGTTTATATCTTCCCTGCATTTACCTATAATGTCCATGATAGTACCTAGTGGCTCATCATTAACTGTTTTAAAGGTAGTTTTGGTAGCATAAAGAATGTAACCAACTTCTATTGCTTTGTAAATCTTAGTTTTTAGCAAGAAGAAGGGATCTTTATGTACGTTAAAAAACTCATCAGGTTTTTCTGTTGCTAACTCACCTACATAGGTTTCTAAGGTAGCTAAAGAAGTAGCCTTGTTAAGTTTCTTCAATGGGTTATGTACAACAATGAAGTTACGTAGTTTATTTTCTTGGCCTACATATTCTGTTGCATACAACTGAATTGCTTTAGTACGTTTGTCCAGTAATTCTTTTTTATTGTCAAAAGCACGATTTTCATCTACCAAGGCAAAACGGTAAGTAGGCATATCAAACCTATCTTCCCAATTTGGAGCAATCCTACGTGTGTTAGCATAGGCAATTTTAGCTTTCAGACAATCTTCTACTCTTGTAAGGTCTAATACTATACCATTCTTAGGAATGTCTAAAGTAAAAGCCCTTTGTGAATCACGAGTTGTAGGATCTGTATAAGCTTTCCAAAAGTTATTGTTCTTTGCATTTGTAGCTAAATCCATATTCTTTTCACGAGAAAAGAACTCTAGCTCAGTCATTTCTTCATTATAACCAGGAACAAGATATTTAGTAGTAGTATCAAATACTTTTACTAGTTGCCCTGTTTTACCATCAATAGGAAGGTCAAGTTTATACACCTGATGTTCCATCATAAAGCCTTGAGGTAGTTCAGAAATAGTCTGTCCCTCAAACTTTAAATCACTAATTGGTTTAATCTTAAGTTTCTTAGGCTTAAGAAAAGGGTGAAGGCCATTTGCAACAATCTGATCAAATGTCATACCTTCTGTTTTATCAGCAGGAGCTGATTTTGTTTTTGTTTCTTTTTCCATAAAAATAATTTTGGGGCTAATATACGATTTTTATACTAGCCCCAAAAATTTAATTAAATTTAAGCTACGTTACGTGGCAAGAATAATACTTTAGTTGGGTCTTCAATAACACAACCATTGTACATCATACCATGTACTTCGTAAGCATCTTCAGGAGATACTGTAGAAGATTTACCTGCCCAACCTGTACCACCTGGAGAGAATGGGTTACGCATACCTGGAATGTAACGGAAGATACCATCTTCGTAAGCTTTCACAGATAGACGTTTAATACCACTATCACCTAAGAATTGGCTGTCAGCTTTAACGCCTGAACGAATTAACATGTGACGTGAAGCTACTAAACCTAAGTTAGATGGGTCACGTTGTTTCCACAATTCAGGATCATCAAAGAACTTACGCATTTTAACTTCAATGTTTACACCATTGTAAGAACGGAAACGGGTAAATACACCTTGGTAAGTTAAACCTTGGCCACCCATATCACCATTCTCTTGAATGCGATGTAAAGTCCAGTTAGGAGTGTAAGTAGTTGAACGGTTTTCTAACCATTTAGATGCTTCTTGGTAACCATAGTAACCTGTTTCAATAACTAGGTACAATTGGTCATCATATTTGTAAGCAAGGTTCAAGTCTTGTGCAATGTCAACTATTTGGTCTAAGTTAATAGAGTTTTGAGGAATAGTGTTTGTTGCAGCAATTTGTTTGAAGAAACCTGGGAATGATTTAATAACACATTTGTTTTTATCGTCAATGTTATAAACCATATCAGAGCTATCATAGTTCTTTTGAGAAAGAATGAAAGCACGGGCAGCTTGCATTTCAAACTGATGGATAGCAAGAGCATCAAAGTAGTTTACATAAGCACCTACAGAAATTTTAGCACCTGCATCATCTTTAAACACCATACCAAAAGGCATAGGTTTGTTTTGCTCAATCATGTTACCATCTACTTTGTATTGCATACGGTGCAATGAAGTAGGAGCTTTAAGCTCAACAAAGGTATTCATGTAGAAGTCAGTACCTTGATAAGAACGCTCGTTAGGAGACAATTGCCAGCCTTTAGACCAGTTTGAACCTACAGTTAATTCTGAATCAGGTACAGACATAAGAGGAGAACCTTGGTTGATTAGTTCAACACGGTACTCATATTTGTCTTTAGAAACTTCAGTGAAGTCTTTAACCATGATGTTGTAATCCAAAGGATTATCACCAAGAACTACATCACCAATTTTAAATAGTGGCTCAGCAAAGTACATATACCATTGAGCACCATTTTGACCTACTTTAGAAGGTTTAGCACCTGCTAAGTCAGACCAATCTAATAGAGTTACTACCTTTTGGTTAGTACCACCAAGACGCCAGAAATACTGATCGTTGCTAGTAGCCAAGGCATGTACAGGAAATTCACGCATAAATGCGATATAGTCGTCCGAAGGTAGATATTGAAACAATCTGCGATAGACCATTTTTTCTACATCGTAGCCGAATTTCTCACCTAGTTCACCTAAGTGAGGTACTTTCAAAGGCCCAATGTAACTTTTAGGGCCTAGTTTTGAGAGGGTTCCAAAATTTTCAATCATTTTAAATTATTTGTTTTTAGTTGTTATTTTATTTTTTTGTTTTTTACTGCTTCTGCTAATTTGGCATAGCCATCATTTATTACCTGTTCCATAGTATCTGTAGAGGTAGTTGCAAATGATTTGTTTATACCTTTTTGGTTGCTGCTAGAAATAGCTGCTTCCAGTTCTTTTATTACGTCTGCTTTACCTACGTTCTTTAGCACACTTAAATCAGGAATAAAATCCTTTTTACGAGCATCATATTTAAATAAACCAATGGTATGGTAGAAACGTAAAAGAGCATCAAACTTAGCTTCATCTTTTTGGCGGGTAGCAAATATTGGATTTACTTTTTGACCATTAGCTTCAACTGTTTGATATTCTTTAGTCCAAGATTCTTTAAGTTTCTTTGATAACTTTATTCCACCAATTTCTTCTGTAGACTCAATAAAGTCTTGTAAGTCTTGTAGTTGTTTTTGTGCCTGAGCTTGTTGAGCATGTGATTGTCTTACTACATTCTCTTTTAGCTCAGCCTCATAGTTTATAACTACTTGAACTAACTCATCATAGTTAGCTTCAGCCTCTTCCATTAAAACACCTGCTTCTTTAGACTTCCTAATTTCTTTCTCTATCTTTTCAGGAGAGAAATTAGTAGTATTACGCAAGTATTCTTTTTGAATCTTTTCAGCCAATTCTAAGTCAGATGAAATATCATCTTTATTGATTTGTGAGATAGTCTTTAGTGATTTCATCAAATCAGCTGCATCTTCAACTGATACACCATTATCAACTAACTCAATGAACTTCTTATTAAGAGGGTTAAGATTATTCTGTATGTGTGAGTCTAGTTTTACCTGTGCTTTCCTATCTGATAGATCTTCTTGCAAAGAAAGGTAGCTTTCTATTGTACCGTCAAAATCTTCAGGATTAAATTCTAATCCTTCTTTTTCGTAAAGAGCTTTAAGAGTAGTTGACAATACATCATTACTTTCAGCAGCTTTAGTAGGCTCTGTTTTAGGTCCTTCTTCTGAAACTTTTACTATGTCATCAAAAGAAATAAGACCATCATCTGAAGTTACTTCAGTTTTAGGTTCTTTTTCTTCTGTTGTTTTTTCCTTTTTAGGTTCTGGTTCTTTACCAATCTGGTCAAAAGGAATAACTTCTAAATTTTCTATTTCCATAAAATATGTGTTTTAAACGTACAAATATTAGCTATTTGTTGCACTAATTAAAATTAAAAATATAGGCATATATAGCAATTATATACAAGTTGTATATAAAAACTACCTTAAGTACGTTAATTTATATAAGGTTTGTTTTGTAAGAGTCTTAATTTCGTCTATAATATTGAGTTCATCAGAGTCTGTGAAGGGACATTCTGTTTCAATATAAGTTAGTAGTGCTTTAAGATAAGTAGGAAAATCTTTGCTTACTTCTGTGTAAGAAGCTTGTATGGTTAAAGACAGTAACCCATTCTTACCTTGATAAGACTCTATAAGGGTATCAGTAAAATCTAAGAGTTTATCATAGAAATCTGCTGCTGCCACATGTGCTGCATAAGCTCCTGGGCCTTCTAATGATAAATGATATAGATGTGCTGTATCTCGTGCATGGAATAACCTTCCAATAAATTTATTTACTTCCACTTTTTCTTGCTTTTATTTTATCTACTTCTAGCTTTTGTTGAGCTATCTCTTTTTTATTTTTCTCTTTGAGTTGTTCTAAGGAAACTCTTATGGCTTCAGACTGACGTTGTAATTCTATTTTCTGTTGTTCCAAATCTAGTTTACGCATTTCAAGATAGTCAGGCTCATTGTTATTATTGTAATCTTTCTCAGGATCAAATGATTGAGCTTGTAGTTGAGCTACTTCCAGTTTAGTTTCTCTGTCTGTATCTATCTTATATCTTTCTAATTCTAACTTAGCTGCTTCTAACCTTACTTTTCTATCTTCTATTTCTTGTGCAGACTGCTCTAATTGTTGTCTTATCTGTTGTTCTTGTTTTTGTGCTTCAGCTGCTTTCTCTTCACGTTGTTTCTCACGTAACTTAAGTTTGGCAGTTGCATTAGATATAGATTCATTTTGGTAAATCTCCAATACATCAGAAAGAGTAGCTGTACCATTTTGCATTGCAACTTGGAATAAGCCTTCAATTTTCTGCATTATTACTGCATCGTTAGAAGAATTAGTTACATGTAAGTCAAATTCTGAAGCTTGTATAGCTGTAAGTTCTTCATCAGTTAAAACTAATGTAGTTAAGTCGTCTAGGATATACTGAAACTTCTTGGGGTTCTCCTTGAATTGTTGTATAGAGATATTCATTACTTTACGTAAAGTACGTAATTTAAACTTATCATTTAACCTAAACCATTTTTCAGTTATATGAGATGACTGTGTTACAGATCTTTCTACGTTACCTACTAATTCTCTATTCTGTATGGCGCCTTGTCTTTGTTGAGTTATACCAGTTACTTGATCCATACTTTGTAGTGTGGTATCTATAAGATTACCTATAACTGAAAGTGGGCCATTCTGAGCTGCTGAAATGATGTTAGCTCCTACTGTATTGTTTATTTGTCCTGCTGCTTTACCTGCCAATGCTCCATTGTCTATTTCAGCAGTAGGGTCAAGAGGTATGGTAGCAGTAGTCTGCATGTAATTGATAAACTCTTCAAGATTCATGTTATCAGGCATCATTGAAGTAGGAAATACCAACATGTCAGGTAACATTAAGGAAGTTAAATGTTTCTTCTTGAAATAGAGTACATCTAACATATAATCAAAAGGTTTACAAATATCCATAAGACTTTGTGCCTTTGAAGTATTTGTATTATATATCTGTATAGTAACAGGTGGTTCTTGACGTGAGATATTATCTAAAGATGTAGAAAGGAATGGTACAGGTTCTATCTTTACGTATATATCGTAGCCAATCTTAAAACCTCTCCACCATTCATTTACCCACATTTCTTTTACTATCTCTTCACCTACTAGTTTATTAGGTTTGTACTTTTGGTGTACATACTTTTCTTCTTCCAGTCCTGTTTCTTCGTTGAAAGACTTAAGTAGTTTTACTTTTCTTTTTGATTTCCACAAGCAATGTACAACACGCATGTTACCATTTACATCTATGTTAGTTGCAAATAGTGTTCTTTCTAATTCAGATACAGGGAATATACCTGAAGCTGTAATAGAATTATCAGGTATAGCTAATTCACCTACAGGGCCATAAGTAGGGTAAGTCCAACCAGATGTACCACCAAAAGGCGAGATACCTTTAAAGGCTTGTAGTTTAGCAATGGCTTCTGTATCTAAGTAGGCGTGGAAATTGTCTAATACATTTGATACTGTTTGGTAACTTACCTCTACTAGTGCCTCAAGTCCTGATTCATCAATGGATTCAGCTGACATTATGGTAAAGATTTTTGTTGGGTCTCCTTTTCTTATGAAAAGTTCTTTACCTAATGCTTCTGTAAATACTATCTGTTCACCTGCAATCAGCGCATCTTCAAATGCCCTGTTAAATATTGTATCTAAATCTTGTTGTTTGTAATAATACTTTAATATCTTTTGAGCTCCTGACTCTGCTACATCTTGCCATTCATAGTTCATGTAATCAGAAAGCCTTTGTAATCTTGCTTGAGCTTCTTCTTCAGGTAGGTTACCTTGTAACATATCTACAAGTTCTTGCTTTACCCTACCCATCATTCTTTGTTCTTTTCCTGAGATACCTTCAGCATCATTATTACTTAAGGTAACTCTCCAATCAAACCTACGGTTCATGTGCTCACCTACTAATAGGTCTATTTTGGCATTACCAAAGCCCATGTGTTCTAGCCTTGCAGGAAAAGAATTTAATCCTAGCCCATGTGGGTCTAGTATCTTCTCAAAATCTGCTTGGTTTATTACTCCTCTTTTTAGATTATAGTTGTTGAACTTATTATAAAGAGTTGGGCGTAATTGACGATTCTCAAACATAATGATGTTTTCAAAAGCATCCATGTTATTCTTCTGCCATTCTTTAGTAGCCTTCTTTTCATCAGACACCATCTGGTCTGGGAGTAATTTTACTTGTCCTAACATTTATCTGTATTTCTCAAATGTTTCAAAATCTTCTTTATCGAAAATGTCTGTTAACTTCCTTTGTACTTTAAACTTAGTAAAAAAGTTACCAAATTTATTTGACTTGGGCTTTTTCCTTTCTTCTGCAACATCATCTGTAAGGTCTTCCCTGTACAAAAATAACATGTTCATTGCGGATACTCTATCAAAGTTACCATCCTTATTCCAGTTTATAACTTCTTTTAAGTAACCCACAGATCTTATTGAATCTATCTTTTTGGAGCCTGTAGTTAAATCTAAGTCAGCTAACATCCAGGTTTTTTGTGATTCTCTTCCTCTTTTGTTTACATCTTCAGTTGGCTTTATACCTTTTGAAGTATCCAATCCTTCTCTCCAAGTATTTCTATCTCGTAAGTAGCTTGGAGTATCAGCTAGCAAGTATAGTTGTTGTTTCCTTTCAAAGAACTTGTACATCAGTGTTACTGAAGCTTCATACATTGCTGTTGCATTGTACCACACCAATATTCTTCTGCAAGTTTCATAGAAATCTTCTGCTCTTTCAGGACGTGCTGTATACTCACATACAATCCTGTCAGTCCATAAGTCCATTATAAACATACAACCAACTGATTCAGAGTTTGTTGTCTGATCTTGATTGTAAGGGTCAATACCTCCTATGTACCTGTTGCGTGGTACAACCATTGTATTCTTATCCTGTTGAGGTAGTTCAAATACTTCTATGTAATTTATGGTAGGGTCTAATATAGGCCAATCTCTTTGAGGTTGAGCATCTTGTACATCAGTCCATTTAATTACTTTATCTTCATTATACTCTAATCTACCAACATTATGCTTTCCTAATTCTTTATCATTGAATAGTTCTGAAAGTCTTTTCTTTGCTTCAGTTATCGGAAAGTAAGTTCCCTTTGTACGAAGCATTGCTTCTTCAGGTGTAATTGGATCTTCAGCTGCCATTTTAAGCAGTGTCTTATTATCTACACCTAATTTTTTCTTTTCTGCCCTTTGGTTAAGTATGTAATCCCTTGCCTCTGTTTCTTTTGAATTTCCACAGTCATCTATAAAACCAAGATAATTTTTGTACGCAGGAAAGAAGAAACAACACGGTTGAGAAGATTTAGATTCTTCCCATACATTCTTTATTGCGTGAAATCCGTATGCATCAGGTTTGTAGAATACAGTTTCCATTGCTGCAAATCCTGGGCCTTCATCACCACCTGTACCAAAAGCTAATATGGTTCCTATCTTTAGAGTACCTTCCAAAATACATTTACGTATGATAGGTATTGCATCAAGTAAGTTAGGAAATGAACCTGCTTCCTCTACAATGATCAATTGTCCTTTCTTACCCCTTAGTTTCTGTGGATCATCAAGTACTACTGCTGCAATGTTAGATTTATACCCTTTTTCTATTATCTGTCCATTTACATTTTCTAAGTAACTTGCCCTTATGTGGTCAGCTTTATTTATCTTTTGACGTAGTTTACCAAAAGGTGTATGTTCAGACATGTGGTCAACATTCTGAAATATCTTAGTCATAGTAGAGTCAGCTCCTAAGATGTATTGCTTGGTTGCTGCTATTACATATGTATTACTATTCCTTACAAAATGGTATAACCTTGATGCACAGCTAGCTGCATAATATGATAAACCTTTCCTACGACCTTTTAATATAAAGCAATCTCTTTTGTTCTTCTTTGCTTCCTGATAATATGTATCTACTTCAATAGTTCCGTCCCATGTATCAGGAGCACCCATAAGAGTATAGGTAATACCATCTTTCTCTACAGTTTTGTCCATTATACTATAATTGAAATAATAGTATAGTTCTCCTGTAATGAATTTGTTAGGTAAATATTCGTAACCTTTTAATATACGCTCTTGTTCTCTTTGCCAGAATTGCATCCAGCGAGAGTTTGGTGTACGTGATTCAGGAAAAGGACAATATGTTTTGTACTCTTCAAAGTGCCTACGTACTTCAGTAAAAGCTAATATATCTTCTTGTGTAAGCATTATCTAATTTTCCAATTCTTTAAGTCTTTATTTACTATAATCTCTAGGTATACTCCATTGTAATTTTGAAATCTATAGAATGTTCCAGGCGGCAATTTGTAAATGGGTTCTACACCATTCATTGGTTTATATGGCGTTGTATTATTTTCTATTTCTCTTGCAAAAGTTTTATACTCTTCATGGGTACATTCTATTGTTAAATAATCTATATTATCTTCTTTTTTACCTAAATTGTTGGCCACTGCGTGGTCTATTATTTCTTGTAATTTCATATTAATCTTCAAATGATGATTTATGTGCTCCTCCCCTTAGATTAGGGTCTTGAGTTAATTCTACCTGTACTTGTTTTTCCATTTCTATAATCTTCTTTATAGTCTCAGGAAAATCTGCAATGGTTTTCTGTAATTGAGAAGTATTGTATACTTGTCCTCCTAATTTAGTCCTTTCTGCAAGGTCTATCTTTTCTAAGTAATCTGCTATCTTCATTGCAGTCTTCTTTACAGACTCTAAGTATTTAAGAGAGAATGATGATTCATTCTGTATTTCTTCATATAACTTTGCTGCTGCTAAAACTAGTTCATCAGCTTTCTGTTTATTATCGTATACTTCTTTTTCTAAAGTAAGTATCTTATCTTCAGTTGGTAGCTTTTTAAAAGTACTTTGCCAGTCAGCAAAGAAATACACAAAAGACAAGTCTAGTTTAGCCCTGTCTTTATTCTTGGTTTTATCTCTTTCCCATATATCTCTGAATACTTTTAATCCTAATGCTTCAGGAGTTATACTACAAAGATGATTGTTTTCTAGCTTCAATAACTTCATGTACTTTTTCTATTTTTTGGTAGTTAGGGCAAAACTCTCCTAACTTAGGCATGTATATTTCCACAAACCCTTCTTCGTAGGAAGAGCTTGTAATCTTTTCTTTTATGTTAGAAAAATAAGCAGATACTACTTCAAGCGCTTCTGCTTTAGTAATATTACATCTCTTTGCATGTTTCTCTACTAGTCTTTCTAGTCTATAGTCCAGTTTCATTTGTAGGAAATTTATCTATAAGCACTACTCCCTCCTCTAGTTCAGGGTGCTCTAAAGATTCTAAATGTTTTATGTAATCTTCAACTGACATAGTTTCAGGAATTTTACGTAAATCAAATGCTAGTATTTTATCTTCTGGTATCATTATATAAAATCTTGGTCTTCATCTGTGAAAGTACCTATGGTAGATACTTCAGGTACTTCTAATACTTCATCTACAAAAGCATCAAAAGAAGGTTTATCTTCTTTAGGCTCTGCTTTTAATGTAGTTTCTTTTAGGGTCATTGTAAAACGTATTTCTAGTTTATCGTCTATTGTTATTACTACTTTATTAGACAAGACATTGTTTGTGATAATACCTTTCTTTCTCAGTTTGTTTAGGTAAGTCTCAAACTTCTGTGAGTCTATGTCAAATTCTTCCCTTATTTTTTTCTTTGTAGAAGAAGAAAACAATAGGTCATACCTTATTTCATCTGACTTTATTTCAGCTGCGTAAAAGTTATTATAATACACAAGATAAGATAATACCTCTAGCTCTGAATCAGTTAGCTGTTCAGGGAGAGTCCAATTTATTGCTTTTAGGTAAGCTAAAAACAACTCTTGTTTATTTTTTACCTTTATATTAAAGGGCTTTATCATCGTTTATTTCTTGTAAGTAGAGTTTAAATGTTATGCCATTTACTACTAATTTATTCTTGTCTGGACAAATATCAGGATATTCTGTCATATACGCAAGTAATAAATCTTTAAACTCTGCTGTTGTAACAAATACCTTTACAGGTATATTTTTCTTTTCTTGTAGGGAGTGCTCTTTTATTTGGGCATACGTAAGGTGATACTTATATCTTCCTTGCAGGTAAAACTCGAATTGCAGTGTATAGGAAGGATCTGTTTCTTGTAGGTAGATTTCTTCAAGTACTACATAATGTAACTCATTAGCAGCCATCTCCTCTTTCCAATCTTCAAGTTCCTGTAGAAATTCTACCTTAAACTCTTCTAACTTATTGTAGTCTTCAAAGTAGTTCCTAATTACCTTTGTGCGCATGAAATCCTACTGTTTTACCTTGTGTATGCTGCTCTTTCATTTCTGAAATTACTTTTACCGTGTGTTTTACTGTGGCTACTCCAAAATCCTGTATAAATACCTGACATCTATCTTTGTATGGTTTACCTGTTCGTATGTTTATTACTTCTGCATGTATGCCTAACTGTGCTGGTTGGCAATATATCTTAAAAGATACATTCCTTTTCCAAAGTATTTCTATGGGCCCTTCTTCTGTTAGCTTGGTTTTATACAGGTCTGTTATTCCTCTGAGTTCCATACAGTAACAACTAAAAAGTGTTTATCTTCAAGGCTAAAAGTTTCTGTTAAGTAATGTTCACCTTCAAGCATACAGGTTTGGAATATCTTTTCTACGTTAAGCGTAGCTTTGATAAGTCCTGTTACTGATTCACATTCTATAGAGAAAACTCTTGGCATTGTCATAAGGTAAATATACGAAATAGTTTTTAATTAGTTGCATAAGCAAAAAGAGCTACCTTTTTATGATAGCTCTAATTGTTTTTAACTCTTCTAAGATATTTTCTTAAACTCCTTAAAGGCATGCCAATCTTCTGCTAACATATCAGATTGAGATGCTAACCAACCTGTAAGTACTTCACCTGTTGCTGTTAACATTCCGATACTCCCTAAACAAGGTAACGTATCTCTATCTCCAAAAACTGAAAGTAGCATTGGGTCTTTAATCCATTCTTTTTTTACTTCTGTTGCTGGTAGTAGCCATAAATACATATTTTTACCATTCCAACCTGCTCTATATACTTTAGAGCCTTCTTTCATTGCTTCAATTGCTTGTCCAAAATTCATGTTCATTAGTTTTAAATTTATACTAGTGGATAATCTTCTACATCTATATTGAAAAATCCTTCACTATCTCTGGTAAAAGAGATTTTTCTTCTTTCGGGGAAGTCTTCTTCTGGCTCTATTCCTTCTAAAGTAGCATTATAAATAGGTACTTGAGCTGTTTGCCAAGGAAAACAGATTGGGCTTTTATCTATAGTAATTCCTATCTTTGTAATATTAGAAAATTCAGATGTAGCACTAATAGTGTAATTTTCACGATTTTCTAATAACCAATCTAATAAATTATTTACTTTAGATTGTTCAAAGCCTTTTTCAATGAATACTTCTTTAGTTAACTCATTTATTTTTAGTTTCATAGTTCAACAAATTTACAAATTACATCTCCTACCCGCATAAGCAAGTATGCATTATCTACCATAAGTAAAGGTACTCCTGTATTAGGGCTAAACTGTACTACATCTCCTACTTTTAAGGTAGTTACCTGTTCTGATACAGCTTTTACTATGCCTTGTGTTGCAGGTGGCATTTTACTTTCAGCTAAGAATAACTCTGATTCTTGCTTTTCCACTATTGGTTCTATAATTACTCTTTCTCCAAGAGGTACTGGTGTTAAGTTTGGTGCTTTCATATATATATTAATTAAAATTCATTGGGGTTTCTACATATTTTTCTGCTACTACACAAGATGTAGTTAGGAATAGTGCACATACTGATGATGCGTTTTCCAAGGCTACTCTTACTACTTTTGTTGGGTCTATTACTCCTGTTTCTAAGAGATTTTCGTATTGTTCAGATTTGGCATTAAACTGCTTGCCTTTTTTTACTTTTGAGATTATAGGATCTTCTTCTAAGCCTGCATTAGATAATATTTGTCTTAAGGGTGCTTCTAATGCTTTCTTTATTAAGTCTATACCTGCTTGTATGTCTTTGTCTTTATTTGAAGAGATAGAAGATATTGCTTTTATAAATGCTGTTCCTCCTCCTGGTACTATACCTTCAGCTATTGCAGCTTTTGTTGCACAAAGTGCATCATCAATTCTATCAGCTTTTTCTTTCAGGGCTGTTTCTGTAGTTGCTCCTACATATAATACAGCTGCTCCTCCTGAAAGTTTTTGTGCTCTTTTGGTAAGTCTGTCTTGGTCAAACTGTAGTTCTACGTGTTTGGCTTGTTCCTTTATTTGATTTACTCTTATCAAGATGTCTTCTTTTTTGCCTTTACCATTAATTAAGGTAGTAGAGTCTTTAAAGATTTTTATGTCTGATTGTCCTAAAGCAGATAATTGAGAAGATTCTAAAGATAAGCCTTTATCTTGAGTAATATATAAACCACCTGTTATGGTAGCTATGTCTTGTAGTAGTTCTTTCTTATGGTCACCATGTGCAGGAGCTTTGATAGCTGCTACTTTGATACCTTTCATTCTGTTTACTACAAGTGTAGAAAGAGCTTCATCTACTAAATCTTCACAAATAATAATAAGAGCTCTTTGCTCTTTTACACAAGCTTCTAAGTATTTTAGAATTTGTGTAGTTTGGGTTATTTTCTCGTCTGTAATTAAAATAAGAGCATCCTGGTATTCTACTACCATCTTGTTTGGATCAGTAACAAAATAAGGAGATATGTAGCCTTTTTCTATCTTAAGACCTTCTGTAACTTCTATGTATGTTTCAGTAGAACGAGATTCTTCTACAGTAATTAGACCTTCTTCTCCTACTAGATTTACAGCATCAGCTATTAGTTTACCTATTTCATAATCATTGTTAGCTGAAATAGTAGCTACATTTAGAATTGAGTCTTTTTGTAGTAGTAAAGATTGAGCTCTTATAGAAAGTATTGCATCTGCTGTTGCAAGCTCTATACCTTTCTTCAGTTTTACAGGATTTACTCCTTGCGAAATAAGAAGAAGTCCTTCATTAAGAATGTGTTGAGCTAAAACTATAGAAGAAGTTGTACCATCACCTGCTACTTCCAATGTTTTGTTAGCTATCTCTTGGAATAACTGTGCTCCTAGTCCTTCATTTGGATCTTCAAGCTTTATTGAAGCTGCTACACTAACACCATCTTTAGTTATGTGTGGTGGATTAAATTGACGTGAGAGGATTACATTCCTTCCTTGTGGCCCAAGAGTACCTTTTACAGCATTTGCTAAAATGTTAGCACCTTTCTGAAGGGATCTTGTGTGAAATTCTATTATTTTGCTCATTTTTTGTATTGTTTTGAGCAAATATAGGTATTATTTTGAGACAAACAAGAAAATTATGGTCTTATATCCAATAATTTTAAAATATCTTTTTCAAAAATACAAATTTCAGTTCTAAACATCCATATTAGGTATTTTGGATCTTCTGCTAAAAGCTCCTCTACAGACTTACCCTTATGTTTACCAAATCGTACTATATCTTTTCTTTTATAGGTAGATAGTTTTTTAGGATTTTTAAAGCTGTGTAAATACTTTTTAAATGCTTCTATGGTTATATTTTTAAGCAAAGCATTGCTAACTCTCTTTACAGTATATCCCATTTGTTTAAGTATATGATCTCTTACAGAATCCTCAAACATCTTTATTTCTTCAAAGTGCTGGCCTCCATCTAGTTCTAATATATACTTATCTTGTATGCAGAAATCTACAATAATGAATTTACCTTCACGTAGGTGTATTATCTTTTGTGCTTCATACTTTACAAACGCTAGGTCTAATAATGTACAGATATGTTGCTCTGTCTCAGTCATAGACTTAAGTAACTTTTCTTTAAAGTACTCTGCTGTTTTTAACTGGCTTTCACTTTTAGCCATGTGTAGATCTTTTTCTTTTTGTACAGCTTTTTTAACTCTTTGCTGAACTAGTTTATTTATTTCAGCATACATTTTTTCATTTTCTTGACTTTCTTTAAACTTTTTAATGTTCCTTTCTCTTAGTCCTTGTATCTGCTGATCACTGTATTTTCTTTTGTTTTTCATGCTACTATTTATACGGTTAGCTTGCTAACCCGATTGTTAAAAAAGCCCCCTTTGGAAAAAACCATCCACATGACAAGGGGGCAATTCATGTGTGGGGAAGTCATTAAACTTAACTTCCAAAGATATAAATATCTTTAATATAACTATCTGATCCAGTATCCTTCCACTACTTATTGGGGGCTATAGTTTATCAATAATAAGACAATATTGTATTGGGTAAGAAAATAGACAGAATGTCTAATCTTATTAATTGAGTCCTTAAGGTCAGATAGCATTACCCTTAAGTCTTATTACCAGGAAAGAAAGAACTACTTCGCTATCACTGTGCAATAATACGAAAATTATTTGGAATGGTTATACTTTTTTGTATCTTTACCAAAACTTTTTTATGAAAGCAATTAAATTTTTATTGGCTAATGCCGTTTTAGGTGTACAAGAATACTCTAATTTTAATGTACGCTTTATGTTTGTTTATATAAATGCAAATCGTTCTTGGGAGCATAATGTATTTAAAGTGACACTACTAAATGGTAGTAAGACAATAGTTTTGGTTAAAGTATCTAAAGGAATTTCTGAAGGACAGCCTTTGTTCAGTTTTCTTTACAAAAATCCTTCTATGTGTTTAAAAGTACTTTGGAAAGTATTTAGGTATTACAAAGTATTTATTAATGCAGAGAAATTTAAAAATATAAAAAGTGTAGATATTACTGCTTTGAGCTAGTATGTTTTTTGTAAACTTTTTCTATTGTCTCTACAATCCATTCTACAAAATAAGCTTCATGCTCATCATTTTCAAAGTCTGGTTTAGCTGCTATCTGGTCAAATACAAGGTTTTTGATATGTACTGATTCATGTGTAGCTATGGAAGCTTTAAACTCTGTAGACGAAAACCATACGAATATTCCATCATCAGTTTCATGTACGCAAGCTATGTCTGTGGGGTTAATACTTAGGTTATGTTTCTTGGATGTACGTTCAGAGGGTACTCCAATGTGGACAAAAAGCACTCTTTGATAGATAGGTATGATGATTTTCTTCATTTTCTTAAAATAAATATAGCAATTATACTTGCAAGATAGTAAAAAGTTACGATATTAAATTTCTGTTAAGTGGAAACTTTAGGACTTATTTGTACGTATATATAGTATGGGATTCATAAACATATATCTTAACTCTGAAGAAGTAACCCTTAAACTTAACATTATAATGTCAAAAATCGAAGAATTATCACAAAAAGTAGATGATTTACAAGTAGTTGTAGACGCTAAACAAGAACAAGTTGCTTTGGCTATTTCAGCCCTTGAAGCTACTATTGCCTCTCTAAATGCTTTGTTGTCTGAAGGTGCTACACCTGAGCAGCTACAAGCAGTAATTGAAAAAGTAGAAGTAGTAAAAGCTGATGTAGAAAGCACAGAAGTGTAATTTTCAGTTTACTGTATTTAAGAACCCCTCTAGTAGGGGTTTTTTATTTTATACCCCCCATGTTTATATAGGATATTTGATGCCCCCACTAAAAATTTTTAAAAATATTTTTTGAAACCTGAATGTGTGTCCCCCCCCATAATAAAAATGGTGTATGGGTTCTAATCGTGGATACAGCCCCAAACAACACCCCCCCATAAAGTTAGCAGGGGAAACGAGTCCCTTGTGTTCTATAAACAAACTTAATAAATCCGCAGCTATGACTAAGGTAAAAGTATTGAAAGCTACAAACTTTGTGGCAAAAGGTGAGCAACACACACACTACTCTGTTGCATTAAAAGGCAGAACCTTTGGTGTTAGTACATTGGCATTTGACAAGGAAGACCTTGAATTAAATGAAGGTATGCTACACATCAAAGGTGACCTTGAGGTATCTATCAGAAAAGAAACTGATATACTAACAGGGGTGACTGAAGAGTACAAAGCCTTGGTACCAAAATTGAACCTTACACTAGGTATGTAGTAGAGGGGGCGAAAGCCCCTTTTACTTTTGTTCTTATGTACCAACTTACTAAGCACTATGTGCTACACTATATTGTAATGTAGGAAGTGTGAACAGGAATAGAGCTTGCAGATTACTGTTACTCTTATAATAGAAATATTATAACGGTTGAAGGGCAAGTGCATTACAATTTAGTTAATTATACTACAGTTTTCTTTGGCTGTTTGCCTTAAAACTCAATGGACATCAGGCTAATAGATATAATCTATGATGATTTAATTGTCATATCC